TGGATCCTCCCACCCACCCTACTAGTTCTTGATCTATTAATTTATTTATTTGTGTATGGCTTATATGTTATGTTCCCTGTATTGTATATCCCCACCCACCATCCCTCACTATGTAAACATAGCGGATCTTGAGTAGTTGTTGTTTTTGTTATATGTAGGTCTCCAGCAAAAATATTCTAAAAAATATTTTAAAAATTTTCTAAAAAAACACCTACTTTGCGTATGGAAGTGCTTCAAACCCCTAAATATTGCTATATATATATATATTATTAATTAATCTAAATATATATATATCTATAACCCCCTTTTTTTACTAATATTTTAACAAAAAATAGGCTACCGTTTTTCTCAGAAATAGCGATTAACTGTTAATTACCGTTACTACTTGCGGTAAGTGCCAGTGCACGATTAGCCTATATGCCGACGTAGTTCCTACATAATAAAAAGTGCCGTTCTTAGCACTATAGTCAGAATTATCCGAGATCCTTATATCAGTATCTCCAGAATTATTATAATATTGTGGAGCAAGTGTTCCTAAATCTACTGTAACTTTATCTACTGGCTGATCTGGACTTTCCCAGTCGTGAGTGCATACTACTGTCCCACCGTTCCAGTCTGATCTACCTAACGCCAAACCTATAAACGTCCCAATAGCAAAATCATTTTTCCAGTCAGACGGATTTGTCCCACTTTTAACTATACCAAAAACAGAAATTTTTAATTCTACTTTATCGACTACAGCGTTCGCAGGTATCCCATTATTAGTATCAAAATTAAGGTAACCCCTATATTCAGTATTACCCTCAAAAGGATTAAACGCCCACCCAGTAATAGTAGAGCCCGAAGTATTAACCGTATAAGTTCTGCCTCTTAAACTAATCCAGCCAGAAGTAGCTGCCTCTGGAGTAAATTCAGTAACTCCCATTAGTCATAATCCCACTCTATATGCACGTGCACTTGTTTTATATCCGTGTCTGGAGTTGCGTCCATTTGAAAGTAGACTGCTTTACCACTAGCAATAGTAGCATCGTCAAAACCACTAGTTATGGTAATTTTACCGTCTACCCCAGTATCACAGACGTCTATAACTGTTGCGTTAGTTAAATCTTGAAAATCGTCAGCCCACTTAAGATCACAATTTAAGTTTTTATTAGTATCGCACTCTATCTGGATCTTAGTAATTGTTATATCATCTATAGCCCAAAAAGCAAAAACTTGCGGACTTATACCATATACCCCGTTAGGATCTATAATTGTAAAATCTGCAGTATTAGATCTAGATAAATGAATATCTATCTGAGAGTGAGTATTTATCCCAATATTACTTAATAAAGTATGGTTAAATTCTTTATGAGTAGATACTCCACTATGATTTGGTAAAAACATATCTGTACCAACTGGAGTTTTAATCTCCGGTCTAGACTTTAAACTATTAAGAACACTCTGAGTTTTAGTAGGTCTACCTCTTTTAGCCATTATAAACCAACTCTTTTACGCTCTGGAACGCTACTACTTTCCTCAGCTACTAAATTCATTTCTCTACCGGTCTGTTTTTGTGTTCCAGCAGTAAGTCCCTCCTCTACTGGATAATCTGTCCGGACTTCTTTCTCATTATGAGTAGCTGCACTACCAACTGTTACCATAGAAATAATATAAATTAAATACTATATAAGATTTACTTTTTAGATTTTTTAGGCTTTTCCTCTGCCTCTAACTTACCGTAATGTTCAGCATAAAAAGCTTTTTCAGTCTCAACTCTATCTAATAGACCAGCTTTCTCGTATTTCGCTATCCTCGCTAAACAACCCTCTTTACTCATTTTAAGCCACCGTATTTGTAATTATACAACAAGCATCAACGTCAGTCATTAAGACCTCGCCCTCTTCCCAAACTCTTATTTTCTTTCCAATACCCGGATCGTCAATAACTACAGAAGTAATCGGCATAAAGGATTTCCAAGTTAAACACCTTTTAGGCACTACTACTGCTGCCTCGTCTGCGTCAACATTTTCAGAAACCATAACATTTAAACCTAAAAGTTCCATAACTATACCGTCTTTAATTCTCTCACTGCTCCAATTTGGAACACTAGATCCTTTAGTTGTAATTAACCAACTCAATAAGTTTTTATGATCTGTAGAATTCAATAATAAAAATGCTCCCTCTGGATCATATCCGTCTGCTCTAATTAACTGCTTAGCCTCTAAAATATCCTCAACCGGATCTTGTCCAGATCCAGCGTCCCAACCAGCAGTGCTAGGATTTGTATTACCATTATTAGTAGTGATCTCGTCATAAATTCTTTTATCTACTTGCCTTGCAACAGCTCTTACTAGATCTCTTACATTAGTAGCTAAAATATCAATATCAGTATCTTTAATATCCTCCATAGAAATTGTCGGACTTTCTACAAAGTATTTTCTTACATAACTAGTCTGTCTTTCCCAGCTCTGTTCAACAACAACCGGTAAAGATCTAGCAGAAGTATTAGCAATTTGGCTAGCAGTAATACCAGTAGTATCAGTGCTATCTAAAAACCCAGAAGTCTTTTTATACCAACGGATCTCTCTAGCCATAGTGTTAGAAATATTACATAACTTTTTAAAAATATTCTGTTCGTCAGCAAAACCTTTAGCTAACTTGTCTATATCTATTCCCCGTATGTCGTGATCTCCACTTGTAACAAAAGCCATTTTATTATTATGCTCCTAGCCAAGCTATCGGATTTAGATCCACTAAAAGTGTTTCTGTATCTCCAGCTGCCTCCAAAGCTCTACCTAAAATATGAGTATTATTTACGTCTGCATTTATTACCTCGTTAGCTACACTATGAGAAGTCAAAGGATTTCCAATAAGGATACTAGCCTCTCCAGCCAACATTTTAAATATTCCCCGTCTATAAACTGCGATCTTAGTTTTCCCGTCATCTGCTACCTTTTCCTCAGCTGCAATTCCCGCTATAGGTTTATCAGCTCCACTAACAGTAACAACAGTCATAGGATCAGTTAATTCTAAAACTGCTCCTTTAGCAATTGCAGTTCCGTCTGCACAAGTAAAAGGAATAGGTAATTCCGTTTCGTGTATTAAAGTTGCCTCTCCAGCCATAGTTAATTTCTATATATACTCCTATTTAAGCTTTTCTTTTTCTGCTGCGATCTTACTTTCAGCCAACTTTAAAATCTCAGACTGTATTTTAAGATTTCTCTTAGACTGATCTATAAGCATTTTAGCCTCATTCTTTACATTTGTCCATAAAACCTCGTCGGCAGATCCTACTTTTACGTCTATTTTCTTACTCATTTTATTAAGTCCGGATCATTAGACATTACTCTGTTCATATATTCCTCTGGAGTTTCCTCTTTTGGTTTCTGCGGCTCTACTCCAGCTAAAGTAGATCCACTTAAGATCTCTTTTGCTTGTTCTGTCTCAACAACACTCTTAAGTTCTTTATATTCCTTGATCTTTCCAGCCAGATCATCTCTGATCTCTCTTGCTTGCTCAATAGGATTAGACGAGAGATCCACATCTCCCTCGTCTTTTTGTTCCTCTTGTGTTTCCTCTTTTTGTTCGGGATCCATTTTATCACTCTCCTTATTTTTTTAACGGATTAGGTAATGCTACGCCTAAAGCTAACAGTATTGCACCGACGATATAAGTTCTAAATGTTCCATTTATACCATAATGCATAGCGAATATCTGCATAACACCCAATACTATAACTGCTACACATAACACTTTCCAGTCCATAATTTTTTTATTTTTTCTTGCCATTATAATAGTCCAAAGTTTAAATTACTAGGCTGCACAAAACTGCTAGGCTCGTAATATCTACTTGTATTTTGCTGCTTAGTGATCTCTGCAACTTTACGTCTATACTCTAACCAAAAAGTAGCTTGCTCCTCGGCAATTCTTTTCTCCTCAGCCTCTATTTTCTTTCTCTCTGCCTCCCAAAACTTAGCGATCTCAATTTGATCCTTACGCTTAGCCTCGGCTAGTTGTGCCTCAGTTATTTTTCTCTGATCGTTAAAATATTCTATACTAGCTTTTTCTGCTGCTGCTTGCTCCTCGGCAATTCTAGCAAATTTTTGATCCATAGTTTCTCTCTCTCCGGTCATAGTATCAATTAAAGCTTTACTATTTGCTCTCCACATAACAGCTGCAGCTGCAGCTTTCTTTTCAAAACCTACACCAATAGTAGACATGCCCGGAAAAGGTATTGCTCTTAATATATTCTCCCACAAACTAGGATTATATACTTGATCTCCTACAGTTAAGATCTCTTGCATTAACTCTGGATCATCTGCGAACTCGTCAATATTATCTATATTAGTTAAAATATCCATAGTGTCCCTTGCCTCTAACAAAGCCCACTCTCCCCAAATAATATCTCCTATACCCGCAGCCAACAAACTACCGGCTCCTAAAGCTAAACCTTTTCTACCGGTCAATAAAGTTATAATTTTATTTATTAGTCTCTCATTTTTCTTATTAGGTTTTAAACCGCCAGTTAAAGTAGCTTGCACCGTCGGGAACAACTCACCTTTAGCAGCTTTACCGGCTGCACTACCTCGTGCTCCCCTATTAAAAAAATCTGCTAAAATACTATTCTTTTTTATTTCTCTGTCTATCTTAGCTTGTCTAGTTAGATCGTCAGCTCCTAGAAATTCGTCAACAGATCTACCGGCAGCGTCGGTAATTTGCTCAGCTCCCTCCTCAACTGTTTCTCCAGTTACTTTTGCAGTTATGTCGTCAATAGATCCACCGGCTTTTAATAGATCAGTCTGCGGTGTTGCCGCTTTTGCACCCTCGTCTAATAATTGTCCAAACTCAACTGGATCAATTCCAACTTTACGTGCTGCATCTGCCGGAGTATCACCAGCTTTAATTAACTTAACTGCTTTTAGATAATCAGTTTTTAAGATCTTAGAATTACCGAAAAACTTTCCAGCTTGTTGTAACCCTCTACCTAACAAAGCTCCAATAAACTCATCTCCGGGTATCGGAGTAACTGCTGCAAAATCTCCTAGAAATTCTGGATCCTTAATGTTTTGTCCAAGTTGTCTAATGTCCTCACTCAAAGGAATATCTTTTCTACTTTCTGCTTGAGCTCTATAAGTCTGCCTTGCCTCTATATTCTGCGGACTATTTGGATTAAAACTCTGGGCAGTATCAGACAAAGCTCCTCTTACTGCATCTGTTCCTCTACCTAAAAAATCTTGAAACCCAGATCTAAGTCTACTATTAAAGTTCCTAAACCTATTAAAATTCCTAGTAAAAAAACTCAAGTTCTACCCTCCAGTTCTGCAGTTGTATCGTTAGGCTGAGCTGCACTTAGATCACCGTCTTTAGCTTGATCACTTAGCAACTCATTTTCTAAACTTGCTGGGAACTCTAGATCTATCTCTAGATTTAATTGTGCTAAGACTTGTTGCTCTATGTATAACTGCTCCTCCTCTATAGTCTGCTGGAAAGCTAAGTAAGCGATCTTAGCACTTGCCTCGGTCAGAGCCCGACTACCGCCAAGTATAATGTCGGGCACACCAGTAGCCTGAAAGAAGTAGTTGTTTAAGGTGTCTATCCAAGGCAAAGGATTTAATGTAGCGTTAGCCGCCACGCTACTATACTCGTGCTCCACAGCACCTTTAGGTATAAATAAGTTTTCTCCCTTATCTACTGCTTTATCTGCTTTAGATTTAAAGTCAGCTATCTCGGAAGTGTCGTCAGTATCTAAATGAAATATGTTAATAGGTTTAACGTGTCTATGCATAAGGACTTTCATATCAGCCATAGCCTCATTACGCATTTTAATTATATCCTCAACTGCAGTAACTAAACTCTGTCCGTGTATCTCGTCAGCAACTCTATTCCTACTTAAATGAAATATTTGATCTGGCTCAAATCTTTTGTTAGGAGTTTTATTCTTTACAACTTGCTCGTATCTCAAAATAAAACCTTTTCTATTAGCTACAATTTTTATGCTAGACGGATCTAAAGGTTTTAAATTAATTAACTTACCACTCTTATTTCTAATTATCTCTGCAAAAGCATCTCCGCCTATATGGTAAGTTCTGATCATATTTTCTAAGATCGTGTTAAAAGTATCCACACCAAAACCAGTAATAGTATCTAGTAACATTTCTGTAGCTGGCTCAGTGATTAAACCTTTACCGACTGTCCACGTTGCTTTAGCGTCTATAGCTGCGTGCAACTCCGGTATAAATCTATAGTAACCTAACTGCTGGCTCCAATTAGCATTAAGATATTCTGTTTCTTTTTGATCTGCTGCACCCTCAGTAGTAGAAGTATCAACTTTATAATCCGTTACTGTCCCGCTCATATTAGAGTAGTCAGCTTGTCCAATATTGTAATCTCCCATTATGTAAAGTTATCAGACACCCACTTTTTCGTGGCTACGTCTTGATCCTCCTCGGGATCATTAACCTCCTTAATATTTCTATTTTGTTTCCTATCTGATCCAATTATACTCGGGATCCTTTTAACTCTAGGCAAACTCATTTTCTATCCTCCGTTCAAAAGGCACACTAAAACCATTACCTAAACTCATTTCCGCCATATCAACACCCTCTAATAATACTCTACCAAGTAACCGTCCCCACTTATCTACTCTCTGATTTGGATCTACCATAATATCAACAGTCTCTCCTAGGATCATACTCTCTAACCAATTCCTAGATTTAACTCCGTCAATAGTATCTATCTCTGCTGCGTCTATATCTAAAAACCTAATAAGAAAACTAAAGTTTCTCTGATCCCAAATAACTCTAATAGTATCACCGTCGATAACCTTAACTACTTCTGCTACAAAGTCCTCAGTGATCTGCTTATGCGGACTATCAAAATAATAAAAATCCATTTGTGAATTTGTAAGTTCCGGAAATGCTTTAAAGTCGTGAGACATTTAAGTATCCTCCACCATAAATCTTTTAACTTCTTGATTTCTAAGTAAACCTTGTTGTCTCAAAAAGCTATCTCTTAATACATTAATCATAGTCTCCGCCTCAACTCTATCTGTATAACCAGACATATCATAACTAATTGCATAGATCGCTGCCAGATCTGATACAGCTTGGTTTAAAATATATTTAACATTCGTAGTCAAACTCGAATAATTATCTACCCAGTCATATCTCGTTACAGCATTTATATAACTCTCTGCTTGTAAAACATAATTGTTTAACAATTCAAACTTAGCTCCAATAGAAAGTGCAGACGCAACATTAGCTCCCGCCTTACCAACGACATCAACATACTCGCATAATGTTCCACTCCAAGTATTTCCAGTAATTATAAAAACTAAATCGTCACCATCGTCTGTCCAAGTTATTCCGTTGTCGTCGCTATCAAAGTGAGATCCACCAGTATAAGCAGATCCTCCACTCGCTCTACGAACAATTAACCTATTAGTGCTATCATTTGTCCCGTCAGATCCAGTAACAACTAAAGCATATTGAGTGCTTGTAGATAATTCTGCCACACTTGTAAAAGCAACTTCGTTCCAGTCGTCAGAAGTTCCTAAACCAGTTACGTCATAGGATCCCTCTGCCAATACTTCTTGTGTAGGCTCTCCACCACTCGTAGATCTAATCTGAAACCTCGCATTACCAGTCGGGCTTGCAGACTTACGCATATAAACAGCTGCTTTTAAAACCAAAAAATTCTCATTATCTCCAACAGTCCCAATAGTAAAAGTCTGTGCAGCTAACTCTGTTAAAGCGTCTATCGTGCTGTCTCCGTTTTCCGTAGTCTGTTGCTCGTAAACTTTCTCAAGTACCATAATTATTTTAATAAATCCATATATTTAAAGCTTTGTCTTTCATACACCACGCAGCCCTAATCAACGCCTCTGCTATATGGCTATAATTTCCAAATATTTTTATCTTTTTCTCGTCGGTATAATCGTATTGTATACTCTTTAGAGATAATAATATCTCTGGATCATTAAATAGGTCTACTTTACGTTGCTCCATTAGTCTTAACAAATTAGCATAAAGATCTACTTTCATTATGTTTTTCTGCGAGCCCTCACTATCAATATTCTTTTTTGCATTATTGATACCAACAACTTTACGACGTGTCTGGCTATCTTTAAGTAAAGGATCCAATACACCATAACCCATACCGCCCTCGTCAATATAGATCCTCGCATACTTATAAACACTATCACTTTTTTTAATTAGATCAACAGTGTCAGTCAGCATAGTTTTAGTAGTGATCTCCATATCTATTTGTTTAAGTCTAGACTTTAATCTCTCCATAGATACTAAGACTGTCTGATCCTCACCAAGTCTAGCAACATCAACTCCCAGAAAATTTTTAGTATATTTATTCCTTGTCGGAACACAACCCAAAGTCATACACTCTTTAATTAGATCTGTCGGGAAAAACTGTCTCAACTCGTCAACAAACTCTCCTAAATATTCTTGAGCATACTGCACCTTAGTCATACGTGCTCTTTCTCTCTCTAAAAATTTAGGATCTACTCTAGGACATTCCTCGCTAGAAATATGAAACGGTGTAAAGTTCTCGTCCTCAAAACAACTATAATAATATCCCCCTCTGCCGTGCGGAGTAGACAGCAGTATTATCTTACCTTTAGATACTGCTAACATAGGAGTAACTGCCGTCCATACCTCCTCGGGAATAAAGGCAGCCTCGTCAGCAATTAACAGATCAACTGTATAACCCCTAATACCTACACCACTTAAACCCGTCGGTAAACATAGTATAGTAGATCCGTTGTTTAATTTTATTTTGCTTTTCGTCGGTCTGTCCTTGCCTTTCTTTACATAAGTTTTATAATTCTTATACAAATAATCTAAAATCTTTTCAAATAATAAATAGGCTTGCCTCTCTACTGCAGACACAACAAGTATAATTTTATTAGGATTTTTAACAGCATAGCCTCCAGCCTTAACACTAATTACAGTGCTCTTACCTACTTGCCTCCCAGATCTAAGACAAACATTACCCTCAGTGGCTAAAACTTTCTCTTGCCAAGTGTCTAATTTCATTTTGATTATACGCAAGAGAGAGGGTTAATATGGTATTCAAAACCCTTACACTAATCCCCCTCGTCTTGACTATGATATTTTTATGATACTCCCAACTGGAAATGGCAGGATTTGAACCTGCTAATGTAACACGTTACACATCAACCTTCCAGAGTACGTCTCTCCTTCTCATCTCCATACGCAAGACAGGGTTTTATTATTCCACTAATAAAACCTTTAATACATTCCTCGCAAAACTTAGGTTTATTTTCCTCACAACAATAACATTTCATTTTAAAGTTTCAATTTTTTCTTTGTTACATTCTTCACATATTACGTGATTAGTTTTCCCCATTATACCACCTCGAATAATACCTCATAAGTGCCGTCCAAGTCCTCTTGTTCGGCTAAAATCTGTTGTATCTTACGTTTACTAAGAGTATCTGGCTTACACTGTATTAACCTTATCTGTCGGCTCTTTTTGTCTATTGCTATAATATCTATCGGGCTATGAGATCCAGCAGTTCTCTGCACAATATCGTAACCTCTATGCCGATACCTATCACAGACCGTATACTCTTTCCTACGTCCTTTAACATAATTAGGATTTACCATTTTTCAGCTTATCTAGTTCTTGATTAGCTACCTCTGCTATTTGTCTAAACTTATTCATTTTTCTAACTAAATTCAGACTGTTGTCATACTCAACCACACCCAACTCAGCAAACTTCACTGACGCACCGATACGAGCCAAATCAGTCCAACTTAAGTCAAACTCCTTAGCAATAGCGTGAAATTCGTCTGAGACGCTTATACTAGTTATTCTCGTCATTTTTACCTCACCTCTTTAATTAATTAATTAACTGTTATTTATAAAGGTTTAGGTGTTGTAGTTGTAGTCTTAGTGCAGTTCCCCACTCCCCTTTGGTTTCCCAATTAAGCCCTACGGGCAAATTATAAAAAAAAGTTTCTATATCTAAATCTCTCCAGCCCTACGGGGCTTTCGTCTTTAAAAAGTAGTAAAAGACGTTGCCACGTTGTCAGGCACAAGCGAAAGGTTTATATAGTTTATTATTAACTAATTATTAGGTCTGGGCTAAGGCTCAGATACTAAAATATAAAGGAGTTTACCAAAAAATGGAAACTATACATATAAATAAGGTTGAGGAAGTCACAACCCAAACTGGAAAGACTTACTTAAAAGTTGAGGATATCAACGGCAATTTATTTGGCTGTTGGGATTTAAAGCTTAAAGACGACTTACTGGCTGGTATCGGCAAGGTTTACGGTTGCACTATCGAAACTAGAGGTAATTTCAAAAATATTAAAACTCTAGGCTCTGAAGTTACAGAGGAAGTTAAATCAGCGCCAAAGGTTGAGACTGCACCAAATACGCAAACAGTCGGGTTCTTAACCGCACACGCTTGTAATAATGTATTTCCAGCTCTATTAGTCCAATTTCCCGATAAAGCAACAGACGACTTAATAAGAGAGGCTGTTAAGTTAACTATTGACGCACACAACAGAGTTAAGGAGTTGTTGTAAAATGTCTAGGTTTTATATGTCGTGTAGCAATAATAGGTCTACAGTAACTAAGTGTGGTCACTCTGACGGTTTAACTTGTCACATTAGAGGCTGGAACAAGGGCATTTATGTCAATGTCTTTGTAGACAGTGACGGAAATGAAGTATACGAAGTCGGCGAAACTTCTGGCTCTAATGGTGGTAGTCAAAGAGAGCATATAAAGACTATCAAAGAAATAAGCCCTTAAATTAAAATGGCTGTTTGTAATGTTTGTCAGTGTTATACAGAGGAGAGAGAGTTATCTCTCGGTGTCTGTAAGCAGTGTCTTAAACTAAGAAAAGCCCTCTTTCGTAAGAGAGAATAAACCTTTTTTCCTTTTTTTTATGTTCCCAAGTATAAGCACTACAAAACCCGTGCTTGATCCTTTTGCAAGTAGTAGTTTAAAGTGAGTATTTAGCACTTTCCTTTAATCTGCATAAAGCGAAAGGTTTTAATAGCGGGAGCTCTAAATCAACTTGTTGATTTAATCTATTTCTTTTATTCCTCCGCCGCCTATAGATTTAGGAAAGTAAGGTTTTTTCCCAGACCCCCCCACCTCCCAGCACCGGATTTCTATACTTGAGACCTTGAAACCGCATTATACGCATAGTGCCTAAGTTAAGTAACCCCCCCCCCC